AAATGTTACTCCTGTGATTCAGAGTAACAATGAATTCAAGGACTGTCTAAAAAAAGTATCTCCAGAACAGCAAGCTCAACTAGCAGCCTGGATTGCTGCTCTGAAAGGCCAATAAGATGCCTGGTTTTTTCACCAAACTATTCTCCGGGTTCCGCTCTAAACCCATTAAAGATGATTTCGATCCTCTATCATTTAAACCCATTAAGCGTCCACTTACTCAAAATGCTCCCACTCCTCGTACTGGCGGGGGCGCAGCCACTACTGATTCACAGGATTATGATCTAAAGATTATAGATCGTATGTGTGATACTGAATCTCTGGCTTTGCAGGCATTTGTAAAGACTGAAGAGAAGTGTGTGAACACAGGGTATGACTTCGTTTCTAAAGACCCAGACGCCGCCGCATATATTAGACAAAGACTTCGTGAGATCTGTATAGTCAATAGTACCCCTCAAGAAGTATTCATCAGACAAATAGTTGCAGACTGTATTAGATATTCTAACTGTTTCTTATATAAGTATAGAGATCCTGAGGCGTCTACAGGCAATCCCGTACAGAGTGCATCTGGTCCGACTGAACCTATTGCTTCTTATCTTAGATTAGATGCAACTTCTGTTATTCCTGAACGTGATGCAAAAGGTAATATCAAAAGATATATTATAGGTGCTAATGGTGCAGGTGCATCTGGTCAACCAAAGAAAGTGAAACCCGAGGATATTGTTCATTTCTATGTAGCCAAGAATGAACGGAATTCATTGGGAACTCCGCTTGTCTGGCCTGCCATTGATGATATCCGTGCTCTTCGTCAATTAGAAGAAGGTGTAGAACTCTTGATGAGGAAGCATCTCTTTCCTTTATACCAATACATCATAGGTACTGATACTAAGCCTGCCGAATTGGAAGAACTAGAAAAGGTATACAAAGATATCGGCAACATCCCTACTGAAGGTGGATTCGTCACTCCTGAAAGACATCGGATTGAGGTCCTTGGGGCTCAAGGCAAAGCTATAGATGCGGCCCCTTATATAAAACACTTCCATGATCGTGTCATTGAAGGACTAGGTATCGGACAGACTTCATTTGGACTAACCTCTGGGGCTTCTCGTGCAGGTGCGGAAGTTATAGACCGTTCTCTTATTGAACGAGCCAAGATGTACCAAGAAATCTTCTCTGCTTTCTTCGAAGACTTTATAATTAACGAACTACTAGAAGAGGGCGGATTTGATATCCATGCAGAAGGTGATGATGCGGTAAGAGTAGAGATACAGTTCAAAGAAATTGATATCACCATGAAGGTCCTTAAAGAGAATCATCTCACACAGATGTTTATGAATAACGCCATCACATACTCAGAGATGCGTAAGACCCTGGGATATGATACTCTCGATATGGAAAGTCCTGATATCCAGAAGGAAATGTTCTTCTATATGTTCGGTCCCGCCATTCAATCAGAATTCGCAATGGATGAAAAGGCACATGCCGAGAAGGTGAAGGGAGCTGCAGCGGCATCTAAATCACAAGACCGCCCTTCTAATCAACATGGAACCAAAGGTGCTCCTGGTAGAGCAAGAGATATAAATGATTCAAAAGCCACGGATCATTTTGGTACACAGATGTTAATATCTAGTGGAAAAACACATTATGAGAATTGTAGAAATGATGTTCTAAATACCATGGCTAGTGGTCAATGGCCGCTCTCTTCTACAGCCAAAACCAATCTAAAGATGACCTTTGGAATGGCTTCCCAAAACCTAGGAATACTATCAAAAGCCCATATATTTAATGCATTTTCAGAGGGTGTTCACACAACAGGACTATCTACTATTTCTGATGATGCATCTTTCCGAGGGCATGTACTTGATTCAAAATCAGAGTATGTACACGATACACATACCAGATATATTGATCAGACAATGACAAATATACAAAATGTTGTTATAAATACTATGGAGACACAAGATCGTTCTGAAGCTGTAAAGAAGGTTTCCAACGCATTTGATGTGCGGGCTCATTATATCGACCACGCAATGTCTACTGCGGTAACTTCAGCCTTCAATTATGGTAGAGCAATTGGTCTCCAACTACAGGGTCATGATAAAGTAAAAGTCGTAGCCAATGCCGATAGTTGCGAAGTATGCAAAAGAAATCATAATAAAGTAGTCTCTCTCAGCAACATTGTTCCGGCAGATTTGCCGCCACATCATGCAAGTTGTAACTGCGGTATCGAGGTTGAAAGTGGACACAAGTAAGAAGTTCGCTAGAGTATACGAAGCCTTCGGTATTCGTGATTCTATCGGTGGGCTTTCTACAAAGATAAAAGACCATATGTGCAATATGGTTCTTGATTCTGTTAAGACCACTAACAAGATGGGTCTTCTTACTGAGATTGCTGTTACTCATGCTGGTATCATCAACGGTAACATGGGTTACTACCCTCCCGACTGTCTTCGTGCCTCTACCGATTCTTGGACTGTGCCCTATAAGAAACCTGTTCTTTCCAACCATGATAAGAATGGCGATCCTCTTGGCCGGAATATCGGTTCAGTATATAAGTCTTCTGTTCCTACCTTTGTCCCCAAAGTTATGGCTTCTGTATATGATACAGACTATACCTATCGTGGCCTTGGCCATTTACAAAACCTAGTCTCAGTTGCTAATGCGGAAGCAGTACAGAAGGTACTTGATGGCAGATATGAAACTGTATCTGTTTCTGGCGATACTGATTCAATGACTTGCTCAATCTGTGATACTGATTGGCTTGCTGGTCATAAGTGCGAACACCGGTTCGGTAATGAATATGTAGATGAGCAGACTGATGAGAAGAAACTCGCCTACTGGATTTCGGGAAACTTCATATGGGATGAATTATCTTTCGTAAATGAGCCTGCTGATCCTTTTGCTCAGATAATCTCTCGTGAAGTAGACCCGTCAGCAGATGACCAAATCCTTAAGGTTTATAACTATAAGGATGTCACTGCAATGAATAAACAAACAACGGATAGTCGTGTTCGGAGATTATTGAATATCTATGCAGTCAATGATTCCCGCAATATGAAACTAGCGTTGAATGATCAGACTTCTGTAGATGCACTATATAAGGTATATGGTCAAAAAACAATAGGAACAGGTTTCTCTATTGTTTCAGATCAGACACCAAACTCCAAAGGGGAGGAGCAAGCCTTGGAAGATACAAACAAGGAAACAGCTCAAACACCTGTGGAGGCCGTGGCCACTAAGCCAGAAGGAACCCCGATAGTAGCAGATGGTGTGGTTGCTCCAGCCGTTGCTGGCACAGTAGCTGCCCCTCCCGCTGTTGTATCGGAACCCAAGGTTGAAACCGTATCAGCAACCCCTGTAGTAACAGATGCTCTTCCTGAAACTACTAAAGTTGAAGATGCGAGACCTGCTCCTGCTCCTAAGACTGAACCCTCACAGGTAGAAGATACCAAGGTAAAAGAATTAGAAGCAAAGATTGCAGCCTTAGAGACAGATAATAAGTCCCTACAGGATCAAGCCATTGCCTTGCAGTCTAAGATCAAAGACAGTAAGATCAATCGTATCCTAGATCTTAAAGTCTCACTATCATTGGATACTTATCCTACGGAAGATGCCCGCAAGGGTGCTTTCGACTCCTTACAGACTCGTTCTATGGATTCCTTAGAGGATGCACTTAAAGACCTCGAAGATTCATGGACGAAACACCGTGAGAAGAAGATTGTTCCAAAGGATATCACTATTAAGGGTATTGAGGATAATGTTGAAAATCTCAATCCTTTAGAGCAAATTCAGGACAATATCGAGAAGGCCGATCCTATGGCCCTCGTACTAAGCCTGATGAGTGGCTCAGTAAATCCGCCTACTCGCTAACTTGTTATCAAATCGGTAAAAGGGAGTAATAAGCATGGCTACTGAAACTATCGGTTCCTCAAGTCAACTCCCAGTACGTCAGTACCCGTTCGTCCAAAGAACACAACCACTGTTTGAGATCAGTGATACTGATCGTCCTGCAGTAGGTGATGCCAAGCGACCTGCAAGATGGTTGCCTGTGCAGTTCATGGACCTCGAACTGAAGGATTGGGTCGTAATCAAGAAGGGTACTATTTTGTCGATCTGCTGGCAAGATGGTACTGCTGAGAGATACATTCCTTGCAACGGTACAACTGGTAATATCACTGATACTTATACAGTGGACGACCTAGTTGCTGGTGTAAAGGATCAAAACGGCGCACTCGTAGTGCCTGCAAGTTCTACTTGCATCCGCTATGCAGGTTTGTGGCCAGTTGGTGTCGCTCCTAAGGTCATGTACCAAGACATTAAGGATCGTTACCTAAACTACCAACTAGAATCAAACGCACAGCCTCTATTGTGTGAAAGAGTAGTCGAAGTTGCCTACTTTACATACGTAGATACTGGCGCTACCTCTGCTGCCCAGGCCGTAACTCTAATGGCACAGAAGACGCAAGCTGTTGCCTATGGTAATCTCGATACTGCCAATAACTATGTGGCTGGTAGAGATTATCCTGGTGCATACGATGGCGACTTCAATGCTGGTGATTATGTGAAGCCTGACCAAAATGGCAACTACGTGAAGTGGACTACTGGGGATGATGTCCGTTTGAAGGTTGGACAAGTACTCTCAGTAGACCGTAACTTCCCGAAGGATAACCTAGAACTAGTTCAAACATACCCGATGTCAGAAATGCCTGGTTCTGAAACTGCAGGCTACCCTGGTCATCTAGCGTTCGTAGCTGCTTCAAAGGCACTTCGCGTTCGCTTGACATTCTAATCAGGGATCACAATGGAGGCTTATAAATGAGTGACAGCGCAAAAGTTCAAGACGTTGTAAAGAGTGGGTTCAAGGCGATGGCTACGGCTGCGTTCTTGAACAACGGCGTCGTTGAGGACGGAAAGCGTGTCAAGGTCAAGGACTTATTGACCTCTACAGATGCAACAATCTTCTTGCCCAAAGTGATCTCTTCAGTGGTCAAGGAAGCTGTAGAACCAGTCCTTACGATCTCGACCAATCTGTTCCAGACGATTCGTATCAATAGTGGTAGATCCATCGAGTTCCCAGCAGTTGGTGCTTTGACTGCCGAGGAAATCCCTGAAGGTTCTGCCTATCCAGAAAAGCAGTTAGATATGGGTTCGGGAAATACTGTGAGCGTAGCTGCTACCAAAGTTGGTATCATGGTACGTATCACTGAAGAGATGATCGAAGATTCCCAATGGGATGTTATCGGTCTTCATCTACGCGCTGCTGGTAGAGCTCTTGCCCGTAAGAAAGAAACCCTTTGCGCCCAATTGTTCTCGAAGTACGGTTATAAGATCTTCGACAACGTTGAGCCCACTGCTGCAGTAATCGGGAAGACTACAGGCCGTGATATCAAGGGCGTATTCAATGGGACTTTGCATCTTGACGACTTGTTCGACATGATTGCATATCTCATTAACTCTGGGTTCACTCCTCGTACAATCCTAATGCATCCTCTAGCTTGGCTTATGTTAGCCAAGAACCCGATGCTAAAAGAACTAGCTTGGTCACAGAATAACAATTATTGGGGTGGCACTTACTCTGGTAATGTTGGCCAAACTGGTTGGGATGGGAAAGAGAACCTTCGGTACAAGACTATTGCCCCGAACCTCTCCACTACCCAGACGGCATTGCCTCCGGGCATCTTCCCCGTACCTCTCCGCATACTTGTGTCGCCTTATGTTCGCTTCTTGGCTAAGGGTGTAGTTGCCCCCAAGCAAGATGGTACGAACCCTGGTGCTACTCTAGTAACGGATGCTAACGGGTTGGCATTGGCACCTCTAACGGACATCTACATTGTAGACGATCCCGAAGGTGGTCTCATTGTACAGCGTGATGATATCTCTACTGAGCACTTTGATGATCCAGCAAGAGACATCCGCCAGATGAAGATCCGTGAGCGTTATGGCCTAGGGATTTTGTCCCAAGGTAAGTCCGTTGTTGTAGCTCGTAACATCGCTATCACTCTAAGCTACGTCTTCAACAACATGAACACTGCCACCAACCTCGCCACTCCTGATCGTAACAGTATCTAATCAGAATGTGAGGAACTGGATGAGCAATGAACAGAATGGGCCGGTTGGGGATGATAAGTCCTCAATCGGCTCCTCTGTGACTGAGGAGAATAAAGCCAAGGTCACAGATTCCATCATAGACAGTCTAAGTATGACCATGGAAGTCGAGGAAGAAATAGATCTCGACGAAAATGGCAAACCTCTAGTATTTACTTTCTAGATGGGATAACCAAGGAGATTCTGTAATGGCCAAGATCATTTCAGCGTCTCCATACAATAATGAAAAAGAAGTCTATATAGGTCGGCCTATCTCGGTGCAGTTTGACTCAGATATGGATCCGGCCTATATTAATTCTGAGACCTTTGTAGTATACGATCAATTATCAGATATACTACAAGGCGTCTACTCCTATGATGGTGCAGTAAAAACAGCTACCTTTAAACCCGCCAACCCACTATTAATACGGTCCCAGTATCAGGTAGTGGTTGAAGGTGGAGATCAAGGCGTTCGGACTGTTGTTGATTGGACTGGGAACTATGACACTCTAGATTCAAACTATGCCATCTCTTTCATAACCAATGATGGAAGGTTTGCCACTCCAATACAAGAAGAGGCAACTCCTTCTGGCGTCCCAAGTAATATCGTCTATCCCTCAGGTGTCACATACTTTACTGACTTTGCTGTAATAAGAACAAATCCATCCAATCAAGCCACGCTACTAGACCCTTCTGGTGTGAATATAGATGCATCAGGAATAGGGTCTATTTCTATTTACTTTAATAAACCTGTGGATCCTACCACCCTTTCTAATGTAACAATTGTTGGAGCAGATGCCTTACAGGATCCTTTCATTGAGTCAGTAGACCTAACACAGCAAGGAACATGGACAGTAAATAAATGGATCGCTACATTCCGATTCAATGATCCCGGAACTCTTCATAGTAATGAAGAAATAGACGTAACCATTCCAACTACAGTAACAGCTACTGATGGGACTAGTCTTATAAATAGTGGTGCCTTTTCCTTCTATTTCGCTACCAAGTATTCTCCTATGTATATAGGGGCCAATGCAGTAAGAGTAAAACTTGGAGCAATCGCCGCCGACATCCCAGATGATACTATCAATAGACTTATCTGGATGAATTCTATTAGGGCGATGTGGTTTTCTTCTGAAAGACCTCCACTAATCAAACCTTTCTGGTCCCCAATGTTTGACCCTTCTCTATTACTTACTTTCCGTCCTACATTCCAGGTAGATAAGACTGGGGCACCGAAGTATGTAAAAGAATATGTTCTCGCTCAGACAATGCTAGATATTCTGAAGGCAAGATTCTATGGATTCATTGATGGGATTATGCTTGGTGGTGGACCTGGAGCAAGTAAGTCACTTGCCGATCTACGGATTGCTTCTTCTAACGGGACAATGTATGCCTCGACAATTGGCCCTCTAATTGACCAACTTGAAGGTCCTATGAGCGAGTATGGTTCAATAGCCTACTGGCTTGGATACATAACAGGAAGACAACGTTGGGTTCCTTCATTTGCTCTCGGTTGGGGTCCAGATATCACCCCTCATAGAGCCGCTATGTTTGCTGGTACGGGAACTGCTACTGGTGGTGGCAATAATCAGGTGGGTGGCACAACCCAGAAGAGTATATAATGACTGACTTCTACCCAAAAACTATGCAAGGCTTAGGGGTATCTTATCCCTATAATAATACTAGTGTAAATAGTATAGATCTGCGCGCCGAGTTACATAATATCCTTTTTGGAAATAGATCTTTCATTCCTCAAGGACATAAGATTGTCTTACGTCATATGGAAAGAATGTGCCCCTGCGTACTCGAAGAAAGAGGTCAGAAACATAGAGATGCAGACCCCCTTTGTTCTCTCTGCCACGGGGAAGGTTTTCTCTATTCTGATCATGTGTATACGGCGTGGCGTTCCCTCATTGATGCAGAAAGTGGTGCTCTTCCTGCTACCTTTCAGGAGCATGTGGCTGGCCTAACAAGACTGAACTCAACTAATTTCTGGATGGAATGGACTACTACAATCGCTGAGATAGATAAGATATTTGAAATTAATCTCACTGAAGCGGGTGTCCCTCCCTATCCACTCAATCCAACTGATTATATCGAGAAATACAAGATAGATCAGCTTATCTCTTATCGTGGAGATAATGGCCTGATTGAGTACAAAAGGGCAGTTTGTACCAAGGAACAATGGTAAATTATTAAGATTCTTGCTTGGAGGGTAGTTATAATAGAAGTGGGAGAACACAATGGGTAGTCTTTTATTAAGCAAGACAAATCTTAATGGCAACTTTTCGCCAGAACGGGTTCGGTCTTTAGAGTACCCAGATGTCCCTCGATTGAAGATGGATCGTAATGGGTCTATCGAGGATTTCTCTACTGTTACTCTTCGGGCAATAAAGTTCTTTCAGCAATATGTACTTAAACGAGCACCTGCTACGTGGGTTCCACTAGTTGCATCATACCCGCAGCAGAAAGTACCAGAAGCTTCTTTTGTTCGTAGAGCGGAGCAAGGCGATAGGATACTCAAGATAAAGGATTTCTACTACTTTAATCCTTTTGCTGATATGGTTACATACACCTTGAAGTATCAATGCCCCGCAGGATTTAAGGAACCTTTTGGGAAGCAAAGGATGAGAGGGCCGCAACACAGAGAGACCCTTGAGTCCAAAGAAACACCAGGACTTTTTTACGACATAGTAGGACTGCCGATGGATAATCTAGTCCAGTTTGATTGCTGGTCTTCGGATGGCAGAGGAGTAGATAACTTGGCGGCATGGTTTAAGTCCTTCATGCAATACATGAAGGGGCCGATCATGGCACAAGGATTTAGTAAGATCGAATTTTGGGAACGAGCAGGCGATAAAGATATCACCAAATGGCGGGATGACATTGCAGTAGCGTCTCTTCAATACTATGTTAGGACAGAAGAGATGTATGCAGTACCTACCTCCCTCGTGACTCAGATAAATCAGGCTTTAAGTGTAAGAACATCCTTAGAAGAAGAGTCCGATCTTTTCGCTAAGGCTGCAATGACGGGCATACCTGTTAGTGGAATAATTGATTCGAGTATGATGCCGATACTTCCAGGCGTACCGTTGGGAACAACACAACTTTTAGAACATGGTGATTTTTAACAGGAGGAAGTACAATGCAGACTCAAAACCTTCCAGTTTTCCAAACAGAACTGGTAGATGGTGGCCTGCAGGTCAATGTCTCCACCATAACTGGGGATATCATCGTGTTGCTTGGTTTCCAGGCTAATAATGCTGCAACCCTCAACACGCCTGCTTCTGGCTATCTAGATCAGACTCTTTACAATACAATCCGCATTACTAAGGGCGACGAGGCTGAGGCCATTTATGGTCTTGCTTCTGATAATTCCACTCTTACACAGGCTGCCTATGAAGTCCTAGGAGCTGGTGGCACGACTGTATTCTGCTGGAATCTTGGTCCATGGGGAAGTGCAACCTACGTAGATCCTTCTACCGATGTTGCATATCCAGTATTCAATGGTCCGGATGCTTCTGGCATTTATACAATCAACAAGAATAACTACTACAAGGCACTTGGTTATTCCTATGATCTCTTGCAAGACAAGAAGTTAGATATCATAGTTCCAGTTGATGCTTATGCCTTTGATACTGTAGTCCCTGTATCTGGCAGACCCACTAACTTTGCTTATCAGTTAGCTCAGTTCTGTTATGATGCTTCGACCCAGAATGGTGAGTGTTTCGGTGTTATCAATACCGCTCCCGCATCTGGTGCAACCCTTCAGGCTGTATCTACCTATGTCGGAACATTACCGACTTGGGCTTATACAATCACTGATGGAGTCGGCGCTATTACTGCTAATGGCACAGGACTGCTAGGCATTGAGTATATGGCGGGCGGATCTGGTAATCAGATCAAGTTGGACATAAACTCCAACTATACTACAAACCCTGCTTCTACTTCTATACTTCCAGGTTTCTTCGAAGCAAACTTCGATGATACCGACACTAAATACGGCCTTCCTCCGACTGCTACTACTGAGATTCTTCTAGATCGGAAGAACAACCGTGTAGATATTGGCAAATACATTGATATCATTGCTGAGGAGCCCATCTATTCAAACGGGGCTTTCACCACTGATAATGGTCCCTCTACATACTTGGGTAAGGGCGCTACGGGTTATGCAGGGCTAGTTTCTACTCTAGTTCCGCATTCAGCTCCTACCAATAAGGCTGTATCAGGTATCAATACTCTAAGGTACAGAAAGTCTCTAAGACAGCTCGATGCTCTTGCCGGTTTAGGCTACATCACCTTCCGCAATACTACATCTGGTATTGTGGTCTCCGATGCTCCTACTGCTGCAAGACCTCAATCTGATTACAGACGCAGAATGACATGCCGTACTGTTGGTGCCGTAAAGAAGATGGTTGGTCTAGTTGCACAACCCTTCCTCGGTGAAGCCAACAATGATGGCACAAAGAACGCGCTCAACACAGCCGTAAAGTCCCAGCTTGGGAAGTTTGTAAAGACTGGTGCCTTACGTGCCTATGACTTCAAGATCACATCTTCGAATACAGATATGGTTCTTGGAATCATAAACATTGAACTAACCTTGGTCCCTGCACTCGAAGTTCGCAAGATCAAGTGTGTTATATCATTGACAAGTGCCCTTTCGTAAGGAAGGCGGACCTGCTGGGTGGTTCTCGAAAAGGATCACCCAGTTGGGTCTAACTAAGTAAAGAAGGTACAAACATGTCAGACCTCACTACGAGCCAGTACACACGTACCTACACTTCTTTCTCTGGTGTAGATATTGTTGCGTACTTCGATAATATTCGTCTTGGCGAAATCCAAGGTATCTCTTATAGCATAACAAGAGAAAAAGCACCTCTATACACAATGGGTTCTGCTGATCCTCGTTCTTTTTCACGCGGTAAACGTGGTATTGCCGGAAGCATGGTATTCATTCTTTTTGATCGTCATGCTCTCCATGGGATTATGAATAAGTCCCTATACGTTGCCAAGTCAGATGAGAATGTTGTAAGGCGTAGAGTTGAAGGACTAGCTCCCACTCCAGTAGATCAAGTAGACCAGAATGTTACAGCATTCCTTTCTACTCCTATCTATGCGGATCAGGTTCCTCCTTTCGACATCACTCTTACAGCAGCCAATGAAACCGGCCAGCTAGCAACTATGAGTATCTTGGGTGCAGAAATCCTCAATGAGGGTTCTGGTATCTCTGTTGATGATATCGTCAATGAGATGGCCTTTACCTACGTTGCTCGTGAAGTTACTGGTTGGCGTCCGGTTGAAGCTGGAGCTACTGGTATCGACATAATGGACTTAGGTGGTAGTGTCGATCTTTCTACCATCCCTGCTCTCGTAGATACTGAAAATACCTAATACCTCTTGGGGTGGTTATGAGCCACCCCTAATTTCCTTCCTGTACCAAATCTTCTCCTAAGGCTTTAACATGCCGATCTTCCCCATGACTAGTGGATTCGCCACGGATACCACTCCACTTACTGTTCCATGGAACTCATCTACTTATTCCAATACTAATACTTCTTTTTCCGGATGTGATATTAAGGCTTCTGTTACTATAGGAAATCTTCCTCCTAAGAACATTGGTAATATAACAACTCTTTCTTATTCTATACATAGAGAGAAGTATCCAGTAAGAGCTCTGGGATTTACAGGAATTAAAGGTTATACACGCGGTCCACGTACCGTAGCCGGGACTCTAGTATTTGCAGTATTTGATAGATATGCTTTATATGATATTGCCAAGACAAAAGATCCATTAGATAAAGGACTAGGAGAAAGTTATACTTCTATTCTTGGGGATCAGATGCGGCCCTTTGATATCACCTGTTCTATAATGAACGAACAAGGAATTTCTTCTATCCTTAGACTTTATGGGGTAGAGTTAGTAGATGAAGGTCAAACAATGTCTGTACAGGATATATATACAGAAAGTACGCATAGTTATATTGCTAGAGACATAGATGTATTGTTCCCAACTACTCTTGGTGCAATGACTGACACAAGACCGTATCTATCGGAAGGTACGGTCAATGTTTTGAATAATACAACACAATCAGTAGGCCTTTCAGCATCAGAGCTACTTGATCTTCAGATTCCTCCAGGAAGTAAGTAATGGCTACTACAGAATCATCTGTTGCTTGGAT